TAACAGTCACGTCCATGCACCTTGCTCGGATTCTCCGGAATAATACTGTATTCATCTCTGCGCTAGTTCACCAGAACTACATGTGGCCACAAGGGAGTTGATCATTCTCCTACGGAATCGAACCGTATAGCGCATGGATCAATACAGTATTGGAGGTGCCGATGGGACTTGAACCCACATAAAACGGTTTTGCAGACCGCTCCGTAACCAGTTCCGGACACGGCACCTTATTGCTACAGATTCAATTGTCAAACAGCAGTTATTCGTTAGGCAATCTTAACCTCCGTTCGCTTGCGCTGAAGAAGGACAGATGCCTTACCCTTGAAAGAGTAATACTTGTTCCAGGCCTTTTCGAAGTCATGGAAGATACCATTATATAGAATCTTACCAGACTTGTCAAGGGCCTCTACTTTCCAGTAGTAGGATATTTTCTGTTCCGTTTCTCTCATTTCTTTCTCCTTCGCACAAGAGAACATCACTATATAGGGAACAAATCACAAAGTCAAGAACTTTTTTTAGGAAAAAGTGCGACATTCTGTCACATCAGGTTCCTGTCTTTGTGTTTCGTCTCACCGTTCGCACACTATATCCTAAACGGATTCACAAGTCAATAACAAAAAATGCGACAGAATGACGCACCCTTATTCTAGAGATTCTATAGAGTATGCAGTCTGTTTACATTCATACCAATCTCTTAGACCTTCGTCATATTTTAAGTGGTCTTGCCACTGTCTCTCGGACATTTGCCCGGAAAGATAACACTGAAAGAGCAGTTCAAACTTTTCCATGTCATACTCCAAAGTTGGTAGGGGTGCCAGGTAACGCTCCTGGTCGAGAACGGTAATCGGCCGCTAAAGGGTTTATAAGTCCCTCTTGTGTCTTACACCCACCCCTATAAATGGCGGTCCCAGAAGGACTCGAACCTTCAACCTACCGCTTAGAAGGCGGTTGCTCTATCCGGTTGAGCTATGGAACCAATCTCTATTGTCTGAATAGTATATATGTTCCGAAACGGAAAGTCAAGAACTTTTTTTGGACTATTCCTTAACTATTCCGCAAACTCTGCCAAGAACGCCTCATTTATATCTGGCTTCGGTACCTTTGTCAAGACAAATCTTGGAGTAAATCCTGCAAATCCACCGCCGTTCCGTAAGAATGTAGCGAACTCTTCCGCATCATCCTCAAAAAAGAACTCAGCCACGACCTGACTTGTTGCTTCTTCATACACAAGCCAAAGCAGTTCATCGTTATCATTAAACTCAGGATAATATGTATAGAGTTTCTTCATACCTTTAGTCCTTTGAACTTGTTAGCATTAGGTTTGTTGAATGTTGGCTTCGGCACATCTTCTTCTTGTCCTGAGTCAACAATGTTCTGTGCGGATTGTTCTACATCATACAACTTCATTTTGCTTCTGTCAACCCCTATGATAAATCTTTTGTTGAGTCCTGGATCGTTGTATCGGTTCTTCAACTGCTTTACCATAATCTGGTTGAGTTGTGATAGTTGTTCTGTAACAATCAAAGCAACAAAGAAATCTGCTGTTGCAGGCAGACCAAAGGACTCGGATGTATCTTCCATACCAGGATCAGTGCTTGTATAACCGCTTCTGGTTAACTGTGTAGCAGACCAAATAGGAACATTGAACTCGACCGCTAGACCTCGTAACTCTTCGGCAATTGCTTTAATATAGGTATAACTATTAACACCATTACCAGGCTTGATACGGGATGACGCACAAATATTGAGATAGTCGACCATGATAACATCTGGCACGAATCCTTTCTTTAAGTTTAGTTCGTTCAATAGAGAACGAAAATGAATAGTTGATGCTGTTGCTGTGGCATACTCTTTGATAATAAGTTTGCCGTTTGTCTTTTGTTTTACATTGGCGATACGCTTATCATACAAATCTTTAGGCAATGCCATTAGATCATCAAATGTAATATTCATTAGATTGGCATCAATACGCTTGGCAACTTCTTCTTCGGCCAGTTCTAGGGTGATGTAAAGAACATTCTTGCCCATGGAAAGATAACTAGCAGAAAAGTGACAAAGAGTAAGAGATTTACCACCACCGACGCCGCCCATAACGACATTAAGAGTTTTTCTGGGAACTCCATTCTTTGTAATCTTGTTAAAAAAGTCAAGATCAAAACGTAACCTTTCTTCTACCCTATGATAGTGTTCATATCTTTCGTTTGCTTGTTCTATATAATCATGACCAACATTTGGATCAAAAGATATAGCCAAAGCATCAGACAGCAAAGTAGGAATGGCACCCTTAGAAAGTTTGCCTTTTCCATTCATAATCTCCAAGGATTCGGTGATGGCATTATAGATTGCTTTCTCTTGGCAAAACCTTTCTGTATTCTCAACGAGCCAATCTAGATTTGTCTGATTTGTGTCTTCATTAAGAAGATTTAGTGTCTCTTGAACTTTCTTGACGGAATCATCTGTAACACCACGAACGTTATCAATCTCAATCTGTAGAGCATCAAATGTTGGTTGCTGATTATACTTGTTGATGAAGTCGGCCACTTCTTTATAAAGTAGCCGATCTTCATGATTGGAGAAATAGTTATCCTTAAGGAACGGTAGAACTTTTCTCGTGTAGTTCTCGTTCTGTATCAGGTTCTTTAGTATTACTTGCTCCAGTCTCAACTTCACTCGCATCTCCTAAATCTAGCAACATCGCATTTAATATCAAACCTAATACTTGATTGAACTTTTCATTCTTTCTCAGAGTCATCATGGACAAATCGTTTGTCTTGATAATATCATAATCATATTGTATTCGAGGAATGTCATCCTCTCCTACTTTGAAAGTTACAGTTGTATAACGATACACTACTCCAGCGAATGGGTCAAGCATTAATTCAATCGGTACAGTAGATCCATCTTCTTTTGCATTAAAGAGGTCGTCACGAAATTTATAATCAGTTCCAGCTTCCATTAGACATGTGCCTTTCTAGTATTATACTTTGCCTTTAACAAAGGAGCCACATATTCATCAATCGGATGATGTCCATACACTAATCTATAGTCAGGATCAATTTCATCAACTTTTTTCATGAACATATGGTGAGGTATAAATTTTACTAAACATCCGTCTAGGTCTTTTAATCCGTCTTGTCTTGCTTTTGACGCCGCCGGATGATTTTCATCATCCCTCGAAAGACCCTTAAGTTCTTTTTGGAATCTATAAATTCTGTAGTAGATGCTTGAAAAAGTTTCGCCTACATACAGACAAATCTTATCTTTATAGATAGCATATACCCCATAACTGTTATTCAGATTGACACGATTATTATTTTCGTCAATGAATGTAACCCCTGTGAAATAAGTCTCTATCTTGTAAAAAGGTAAACTCGAAGACATTGTGATTGCCTTACGGGCAACATCCCTGGGTTCAAGATGTTCCGTACCAAATAGATCAATTTTCATTATCTTCTACCTCGGCTTCCTCATTATACTTTCCATACATGAAGTCTGCTTGACAACCTTCATTTATAGCATTTAAAATGTCTTCTGTAAAGAACTTTTCTGGGTTCTTTTTAACCTGACTTTCAAATGCTTTTGATCCATCAGGAAACTCATAACGAGTTGATACCTTCTTTACGATTCCATACTTTTCAGCTAGATCGAGAAGACCGTAATACTTATCTAGACCAGTAGAGTAGTTTAGCCAAGTCTCAACCTTCTTATCTTCAACAGTCATTCGTGACTTTTTGAGATGTGCGGTGATGACAGCACCAGTTCGACCGTTATCGTCGTCCAGTGTCTTGTCTTTCTTCTTTGATAGAAAGATGATTGTGGATGCAGCATACTCTAGACCAGAACCACCACCCATCTTCTTCATTGGCACATATGAACCAACAACATCGTAAACGTGATTGGTGACGATTAGTGGAACTTTGGCCTTGCCTAGTTTCAATGTAAGAACACGAAAGGCACCACGAACTAACTGGGCTCGTGTCATGTCTCTCGTATCTTTACCGTCAGCAATGTCTGCCATCTCTTTATCTGTGGAAAGATTACCAAGAGAGTCAAGGACAAATATCATTGGTGGTTTCTCTTTACCCTCTAGATACTTGTCTAGGATTTTGACCGCTTGTGTTCTAAACTCTTGAACAGTAGCAACAGGAACAATAGCAACCCGCCTAGT